GGTATGAAGGACAAGAGCCTGTCATGGATACCAACTTTTCTCACAACATTATTGTTACCTACCCTGAACTAGTAGAGGCAAATTTTTTTTCAGCTTCTGACATGGCTCTTGGGGGGTTGATGGTTGCTCGTAAGGGCATCGATACAGAAGAAGGTTTAGAAATGGCTAACAAAAAATTTCAACTAGATGAAGAAGCGGCAGATTTGGACGGTAACAACGAACTTACTCCTTATGAAAAAACTCGTGGTGAGGCTATTCAAAAAGCGATGGCTGATGATCCAGAGGCCGATGAAAAGATAAAAATGGCACATGGCGGCATGGCCTGTGGTTGCAGTGGCGATTGCGATGGTGGATGTATGGGCGATGGCATGATGATGCCAGTTGATCCTGTCTCAGGCAATCCAATCCCAATTGGTTCAAGTTCTAACGAAGTAAGAGATGACATCGAAGTGATGCTGTCTCAGGGAGAATACGTTTTACCTGCAGATGTAGTGAAGTGGCATGGCCTCAAGCACATTATGGATTTGCAGGAGGAAGCAAAGATGGGTCTGATGGCGATGGACGCAATGGGTTTGATTGCTGAAGTCGATATGTCGGAACAAGAAAATGGTGAATCTGAAGAAGAAACACCAGAGGGCAATAAGGTGGAAAAAGCTTCAGTGGAGGTTTCTGAAGAGGAACCAGAAGTTGATGAAACGGAAGAGTACCAAGAAAGTGATTACTCAACCAAGACTTCTATGTTTGGCATGGTGAAAAAACCAATGGTGAAATTCATCGTGTAAATTTAATTGGGCTACCTTCAATCGAAGCCCCCAGAGGATAAAATGAGCAAATATAAAAGAAAAGAACAACCTGAAGAAGACACTTCATACTCAGAAGAACTAGCGCAACAAGCACAAGTTGAGGCAGAACCTCAAGATCCAGAAGAGGCATCGTTTAAAAAACGATACGGAGATCTTCGAAGACACTCACAAAACTTGATGGGCCAAAAGGATCAAGAAATACAAAAGCTGCAACAGCAACTTGATAGCGCAGCTAAAGGTCAGATTAAGTTTCCTAAGACAGACGAAGAGATCGAAGCATGGTCAGAAAAGTATCCTGACGTAGCCAAGATTGTTGATACGATTGCTAGGAAAAGAGCAAACGAAGCTCTTGAAGAGGGTGAAAAGCGTCTGGGTCATTTAAAAGACTTAGAGACAAAACTTTCTAAAAAAGAAGCAGAACAGAAGCTTCTAGAACTTCATCCTGATTTTGTAGACATACGACAAGATCCTAAGTTCCATGAGTGGGTAACCTTGCAACCAATGTATATACAGGATGCTCTCTACAAAAATAACACAGATGCCGTGGCAGCGGCCCGTGCTATCGACTTATATAAAGCCGATACAGGCAAGCGAAAAACCACGTCTAAAAAATCAGCGGCACAGGCCGTTGGACGTTCCACTTCAGTTGCACCCAAAGGTGAAGCAAAAGCGAAGTTCTCAGAAAGTCAGGTAGCTAAAATGTCTGACAAAGAGTACGATGCCAATGAAACCGCAATTCTTGAAGCAATGAGATCAGGTGAGTTTACTTACGATGTCTCAGGTGGAGCAAGATAAGTGGCATAGCCACTAACTTAATTAGCTATTTACTAAGTGGCATAGTTATGCTATAATTATTAGTAATGAAGCTTTTCGGAATAGGGCCTCATTCGACTACCCCTAAACCGTTCATAACCAGAAGACTAGAACAAACAGTCCACCAGTGTAGTGAGGCCCATGTGTACCGCAAATACATATGCACCCTTGCAGAACGCACTGCCACTTAATGTTACCTTCTGAAATAGTCTGTCAGCAATAGCTGACCTGCCATCTCAAAAGGAGTATTAACAATGGCATTTCCAGTAGCATCGGGATATGGAAATCTTCCCAACGGAAATTTCTCACCCGTCATTTATAGTCGTAAAGTCCAAAAGGCTTTTCGCAGCACCTCTGTTGTAGAGGATGTCACAAATACCGATTACGCAGGTGAAATCGCAAATATGGGCGATAGCGTAAAAATCATCAAAGAACCAGAAATCACAATCAACTCATATGCTCGTGGAACAGCACTTGCGACACAAGATTTGACTGATGCAGATTTCACTATGGTTGTAACTGAGAGTAACTACTTCCAGTTTGCAATCGATGATATTGAAGAGGCGCATTCACACGTCAGCTTCATGGATCTTGCAACAGATCGTGCAGGGTTCAAACTTCGTGATCATTTTGATCGTGAAGTACTAGGCTATATGTCTGGGTATGATCACAATGGTTCTGTTTGGTCAAGACGAACTGCCTTAGAAACAGGTGGTACTAAAGCTGACGCAAACGCAGGTAATGACGAATTACTTGCAGCCAATAAATTGGACATCACCGATTTTGGTGGTTCTGATATTGGTGGAGAAGCTGAAGTAACGTCTATTCCTCTAGCTGCAGGTGGTGGCTCTGGCGCTATCACTTCACCATTAGCTATTATAGGCCGCATGGCTCGTCTAATGGATGCAGCAAACGTAGATACCGAAGGTAGATGGTGTATCGTTGATCCTGTCTTCAAAGAGCTACTTCTTTCAGAAGACTCAAAATTAATGAACGCTGACTTCGGTGGCGAAGGGGAAATTAGAAACGGACGTTTACCAGGAACTATTCGTGGTATGCGAGTATACGTTTCAAACAACCTTCCTTTCGAAGGAACAGGCCCAGGTACTGCAGCCTCTGCAGGTTCTGAAGCTAATTACGGTGTAATGGTAGCAGGACATGACTCAGCGGTAGCGGTAGCGGATCAAATTGCGAAAACTGAGAGCTTCCGTTCTCCAGACACATTCGCAGACATTGTCCGTGGTATGCAGCTATATGGTCGTAAAATCTTGCGTCCAGAAGCTCTTATGACTGCGAACTACAACTTAGCTTAAAAGCTATTGGGGGCAGGGATACTTGCCCCCTTTCCTTCTTTTAAGGATCACCCATGCCCAGTACTTTTATAAAACTCTGCAATATGACACTTAGACGATTAAACGAAGTGGAGATTGCACAAGCTGATTTTGAATCTTGTCGAGGAGTACAGGCTCTAGTTAAAGATGCTGTTAAAGCATCAATAGCTAAAATAAATCAGACTGAGTTTGAGTGGCCCTTTAATGCTGCAGAGCATACACAAGTTCTTACTGCAGGTCAGACAGAATATGATTGGCCTTCTTTTTTCAAGATTGCCGATTTTAATACCTTTCAGATACAATCAAATTCTAGCCTGAATGTTGGTTTTAAAACACTGAAAGCAATAGAGCGTGACGAGTGGTACGCAAAGCACAGGGATGATGACTTTACTGCAGGTAATGCAGGTCGAGGCGTACCTGATTTTGTGTTTCCATCACACGGTCAAGGTTTCGGTGTAACACCTTCGCCTGATAAAGCCTATACAATAAAATTTAGATACTTCTTAAACTATGCAGATCTAACTGCACATAGTGATCAAACAAGAATACCTGAAGCTTTTGATAACGTAATTGTAGATGGCGCTTTGTACCATTTGTACATGTTTAAGGATAATCTTGAAGCCGCAGGTGCAGCGTTTACTGCCTTTTCTGCAGGAGTGAAAGACCTGCAAACTCTCTACATAAATTCATACGAGTATGTACGGGATACTAGGATTAAGTTCTAATGGCTGATGAAATCCAATCCTTTAAACTGGTAAGCTCTGGTGGACTTAACAGTAACCAAAACCACCTATTCTTAGCAGAAGCAGCCCCAGGTGCAGCTACAAGACTAGTAAACTATGAGCCTAGTTTATTTGGAGGCTACCGAAGGATCGAAGGGTTTGGTTTACTAGAAGATCTTAATGTAGAGGTAGGACAAGGAAGTGCAGAGGGGCCAGTTCTTTGCGTAGCAATTTACCGAAATGAACATCTAGGTAACCCTTACATTATTGCTGCTAGAAAAGACGCAGGAGCAAACAGCTACAAGTTCTATAAGTTTGTATCGCAAAGCGGTTGGCAGGTTATGACCAACTCTCTATCCCTCACAAGTACAGACGGGGTTAGAACAGTCACCAAGATAAGACACGCACAGTTTGATTTTGGTGATGGATCAAAAATAGCTTTTGCGGATGGGGTTAACAATGCAGTTATCTTCGATGGTACAAACTGGTATCAGCTAAACCCAAGCAACAGTGGCGGTATCAGTAGTCCAGGTGGAGCTAGAATAGGTGCAGCCCCCTCACTGGTTGAGGTCTTCGAGAACCATTTATTTTTTAGCGGAGACAGAGGACAGCCATCCGCAATCTTTCATTCAAAAGGTAGTGACCCTTACGATTTCAGTACAAGTTTTGGTCAGATACTAAATCCAGGTTTTAATATAATCCAGATCAAGCCTTTCAGAAATGACCTATTTATTTTTGGTGGCAACAGCATAAAAAAAGCCTCTGCAGACTTAACAACAGGCTTGTTTTTAATTGATCAGGTTACGACAAACGTAGGATGCATAGCTAGGGATAGCGTACTAGAGATTGGTGGAGATCTCATGTTTCTAGCACCAGATGGGTTTAGACCTGTTTCTGGAACATCTAGGATCGGAGATGTAGAACTAGAAACCATATCCAAGACAATCCAAGTGTCCTTGGTAAATATGATCAAAAACTTCG